GCTATTCTTGGTGCTATGTTTGCTTATGGTTTATGAGTTTTACAATCTACCAAACTGACGGTTTAAAAGTTATAACATGGTTTCCTACTGTAGATAGCTTATTGTTATCTATGCTCAATAACCCAAACGATAGGTATCAAAGGAATGTTTGATGAATTCTGGTCTTTATATCCACGAAAAGTTGCTAAAGCAGCTGCAAGAAAAGCCTGGGCAAAATTGTCCGCAGAGCAACAACTTATGGCTGCAAAAGCTATTGACACACATTGCCAATACTGGAAGTCAAAAGAAACCGAGTTAGAGTACATACCACATTGCGCCTCCTGGCTCAATGGCGAACGCTATCTTGACGAAATTATCATTGAACCCAAAAAAGAAAAGATTGACAAAAGATGGATGTTTAGCAATGAAGGTATTGAAACTAAAGCTAGAGAGCTTGGAGTCTTGGGTACTGGTTATGACTCATACGACAGCCTTAAACGCAAATGTATGAACAAGCTAGGCATGAGTGTGGTGTAAGGTTTTTATGTTATTTACGGCATAAAAAAGGGTTGGCTTGGTTTCGTAATTACATTAGTGAAAAAAATTTTAGCCAAGAATTATTAAATGATTTTTATGACCAATGGAAATTGGGTAACAAAGGGGAATGGGGATGTTGGAAAAAATCATTGTCGCAACAACAGGGATTGGGTATTTAATAGTTGGTTTAACGCAATTTATTAAAGGTTCTCCAAGCAATACTTTTATTTGGATTGGTTATGCTGCCGCCCAAATAGGTTTATGGATGAACCTTAAATGAAAGACTATGACCCAAATGATTCGGTGGACTATATTTACAAAAACTCGGATGCTTACGCAGATGCGTATGGTCAAGTGCAGCAACTGGAGGCATTTAAACACCATCTCAAAGCTCTTAAAATGCTTGAATCAACGCAATCTACATCTTGGGCAAAAGAGATGGAAGCATCTGCAAGCGAAGAATATAAAACGCTATGTGAAGCTATTGGACAGGCGAATAGAAATGAAAAAGCGTTACGCTGGAAATTGGAATCAGCAAAAATGAGATGGGAAACTTGGAGAACCCAAGAAGCCAGTAACAGAAACATTGAAAGAATGACTAAATGAACGATTACTCTGAAAACTATTTAAAAATTCAACAACTTCTTAAAAGTTATCATAACGCTACACTTAAAGGTGACTATTCTAAAGCTACTTTGTTGGCGCATGACCTTGCCGAAGAAACAATAAAACTAGAGTTTTCTACTTATGACCAAGTGAGGAAATCTTGGCTAAGTTAATGCGTAATATGTTTGCCACGCATACCGATTATGGAGATTTCAAAGGTGTGATTGAGTCAAACCCAGCATTTTTATCTAGCAATGTAGATGGAATAGCAGAGCGCAATGGTTACTTTTTAATCCTTGAATGGAAACGCCCAGGCGAAAAAATGAGCGAAGGCCAAAAACGCTTATTACAAGCAATGGCTGCTAATCCTAAGTTTATGGTTGTTGTAATTATTGGTGATACTGATGAAGGCACAAACATACAAGAATTTTGGCAATATTCTACAGATGGAAAACCATTTAAAGCTGGTGTAGGGTTTGGTTCATTTAAGGAGTTTTATAAATTATGGTACGAATTCGCTGATGGCAACAAAAGATGAAAAGAACTATATGGCAAGAGTTGCCAGACTCGGTTGTATATTGTGTAGTACCGTGCTTGGGTGTGAAAACAGTCCTGCCGAAATTCACCACATTAGACGAGCTGGTGTCCGTGCTACAAGCCCCATTATCCCCCTCTGTCCTGAACATCACCGAGGAAACAATGGGATTCACGGATTGGGTAGAAAAGGTTTTGAAAGAAAATGGCAAACAACCGAGGAAGCGTTACTACAGAAAGTCAAAAAGAGCTTGGGGGAATAAATAAAAACTTTACAATATTTTTTTTTAAACTTTACAATTCGTGTCCGTCAAAGCCTAATTCTTTGCCTACAAGCATTTTTCTGCGCTTAAAAGTAGCGTCATGCAATGTCCATTTTCCAGACTTATGACGACTGCAATGTATCATTTCGTGAGCCATTGACCGTACCACCGTATCGTAATGACCACACCTAGCTTTAGATATATGAAATATATGTGGCTTTGCTAATGATTCGTCATATTCGTATGTTGCCATTACATTGTTATCATCAACTATTCCAAAACGACATAATTCGCTAGGCGGCAAATCCCATTTTAAAAAAGGCTCACATTTAGCCAAAGCTAAATAAATTCCTTCAAGAGCTTTAGGGGTAATTTTCATGCCATCATGCCTTCATACTGCATGAATCTTGCCACGAAATTCAATTTCATCTTCACCCCAAACCCTAACCATTTCTGGCTGTAATAGTTTGCTGCGCTCAAAAGAAAGCATTACAAAGCCGCTATTCCAATCTTTAGGGGTATCTTCAGTATAAGAAAACTGTTGTCCATTAGGGTCAGCTAGTGTGCCTGTTTGTACACCCCAGCGTGTACCGTTGTAGTCATTAAATGGAATGGCTGAAAGCACATGGGTATGGCCTGTAATCATATTTACCCCTGCATTTACAGCATTGTTACGCCCACCAGTCCAACCGCCCTTCCAGCGATGTTTAATGCAAGTATCTTCATTTACCCAAAAAGACCAGCAAGGTTGCCACATAGGAAAGTAATCACGCAATGATGTGCCACGCACACCTTCAAATGATGGAAGATTAGCAATAATGGTCATTTCTAGGCGCTGGTCATGGTTTCCCATAGGCCAAAACAATTTAGCGCCCTTTGCTACAGATTCAATTTCGCCCAAGAAATACTGACAAGCATCTAGTTCTTCTTTGACTGTAGGAACTTTATTCCAATCTTGGCGTGGAAAACGGCTTAAATTAGCTCCATCAAGCGCATCGCCATTACAAACGATAGCAGTAGGCTTGAACTCTTTAATCATCTCTAATAGGGCTTTAAACGCTGTGGTAGTGTCATCAGGCCAAAAGTGAGCATCAGAAAACACAATTACCCTGCCTTTTTCAATATCCATACCTCTACGGACATGACCAGGAGTTTGTTCTATCTTTTTAGCATAAGCTGGGTTTTGGCTGGCAAATGTATCTAATTTGATACCTAATTTGTTTTCAATAGACCGCCTACGAGCATAGACATTCCTAATTGCTATACCATTAATTCTTGCAAATTCTTCTGGGCTTCCTAGCTTATTCCAGGATTCTACCCATTGCTCATCCGTCAAATGATAACCAGCCATTTATTTCCCCTTATACTGTAAGTTGATAAACACTAACATAAAATTATGTCTTATATTAAAAAAGTTGATAAAAATCAAAAGGATGTTGTAAAAGCGCTACGAGATTATGGGGCTGATGTATTTCTTTTGCATACAGTCGGTGGAGGAATTCCAGATTTATTATGTACTTACCAAGACCACACAATTTTACTTGAAGTAAAGGATGGCGCTGACAAACAGCTAACTCCTTTGCAAATCAAGTTATTTGCCAACTGGCAAGGTGGGCCATTGCATAGAGTAAATTCTGTGCAAGAAGCTATAGATGTATTAAAATTGTACGAACTTTGAAAGGAATTACCATGCCACTCGTAAAAGGCAAGTCACAAAAGGCTATTGGTGAAAATATTGCCATTCTCCGCAAGGAAGGCCGCCCAGAAAAGCAAGCTATTGCTATTGCTGAGTCAGAAGCTGGTAATACCAAAAAGAAAAAGCGCAGAGATGTGCTTGAAATGTCACTTAAATCCCACATGAAAGCATAATCATGCCAAAAGAAATGTCCAAAAAAGATATGATGATTGAAGAAAAAGACGGTAAATCGTTTGAATCTTCAGTTACCAAAGCTAAAAAACGCAAAGAAGCTATTAAAGCAGCTTATGACAAACATGAGAACTTTCAAGTAACTCCTGATGAAGCTGACCAAAAATCTATTAAAAAGTCCGCAAAAGAAAAAACAATGGCTCGTATCGTTAAAGAAAGAGAATAATGGCTAATTGGATTGCTGGCGCTATCAAGCATAAAGGCGCACTAAAGAAAGAATTAGGCGTTAAAGAAGGCGACACCATTCCTAAAGGTAAGTTAGAAAAAGCCGCCAAAGCAAAAGGTAAAGAAGGTCGTAGAGCTAGACTGGCAATGGAATTGGAGAAGTTTCATAAATGAAGCACATGAAACACGAATACAAGCAAAAAGACGCTTTACTACGAGAGCATAAAGAATCTACGCTAGAAAAGAATGAGAAAAAGCGCAATAAGCGCAAAGATATGCTCATTAAAGAAATGAACAAAGTAGTAAAAGACCCTTTTTAAAATCTGTATTACAATTTAACCTTACAAATCAATTACTTGAGAATGTATGGATAATAAAGTAGAAGAAAGTAGAAAAAAGACTGGTGGTCGTAAGCCAGGAGTGCCTAATAAAGCCACTACAGAGGCTCGTGAGGCGATTAAAGCATTACTTGATGCTAACCTACCATTTATTCAGTCGTGGATTGTAAGCACCGCAGAAGGCATCTTTGATGACCAAGCTGGAAAATGGATTGTTCAGCCTAATCCAGCAAAAGCGTGTGAGATTGTCCAAAACCTAGTTGAATACTCTGTGCCTAAACTTGCAAGAACTGAAGTTGTAGGAGATGAGAAACAACCTCAACGCTTGGTGGTGTCTTGGAAGAAATAGTCCAAGAGGTAGAATTAGACTACCAACCTCGTGATGTATTCCTAGATTTCCATGAAAGACAGCAACGCTGGGCTGTTATTGTTGCCCATAGACGCTGCGGCAAAACTGTTAGCTGCATTAATGAATTAATCTATAAAGCCCTAATTGAGGGCAAAGAAGATGGTCGCTACGCTTATGTTGCACCATATTACAGCCAAGCAAAAAATATCGCCTGGGACTACCTATTAAGATTTAGTAAGCCTGTAATGGCTAAAGCTAATCAATCTGAACTATGGGTGGAACTGATAAATGGAACGAGAATTCGATTATTTGGGGCTGATAATGCTGATAGCCTTAGAGGTTTGTATTTGGATGGTATTGTTTTAGATGAGTATGCAGATATGCGCCCTCGTATTTGGGGCGAGATTATTCGGCCTTTGTTGGCAGACAGACTCGGTTGGGCAGTTTTCATTGGAACTCCCAAAGGTCATAATGCTTTCTGGGACATATACAATAACGCCTCCAATGACCCTCGCTGGTATGCCAAGACCCTGAGAGCCAGCCAAACAGGACTATTGCCACAGTCAGAGCTTGACGATGCCGCCAAGTCAATGACGCAAGACCAATACTTGCAAGAATTTGAATGTGACTTTGAATCAGCCATTTTGGGCGCTTATTACGGTAAAGAAATGCGTCAGCTTACTGATTTGGGCAGAATCATTAATGTTGAATATGACCCAATGTATAGGGTTAATACTAGTTGGGACTTGGGTTACAGCGATGATACAAGCATTTGGTGGTGGCAAGTTGTCAGAGGCGAACTACGCTTTCTTGACTATCATGGCAGCAATGGACAGCCAGTTAGTTTTTACACAGGATTAATTCAAGCTAAAGCAGCAGAGTTTGGTTATGAATATGGCACTCATTGGTTGCCTCATGACGCAAGAGCAAAAACTTTAGCAAGTGGCGGAAAGTCGATAATTGAGCAACTTTCTGTTAAAATTCCGTTAGAATCTATGAAAATAGTACCAAATTTGTCGCTTCAAGACGGAATTCAGGCAAGTCGCATGGCTTTAATGAGGTCTTGGTTTGACGCAGAAAGGTGTCAAGATGGAATCGAATCTTTACGACAGTATCAAAGAGAGTATGACGAGGACAGAAAAGTTTTTAGAGAGCGCCCTCGGCATGATTGGACATCACATGGTAGTGATGCATACCGAATGGCTGCGGTTGCTTGGCGAAATGAAGAAAAAATAATGACCAAAGATGAGCCTATTAAGGGCGTATTTGTTGGTCAAACGGATGTTACTTTAAACGATATGTGGGCTATAAAGAACGCCCCAAACAACAGGAGAATTTAAAATGTCAGGCGTACAATACCCATTTGGAACTACTTATGAATATGTACCAGCTTCTACAACTGCTCAAGTCATGGGCAATAACGGTGCTGCTGGCGACACCTTGGTTCGTGTCATTGCTACCGTTTTAACATCCGCTACCAGCGCATTGACGCTTGTTGATGGTTCTACTTCAATCCCATTAATTCCTAATGCTGCACCTGTTGGCGTATATTCTTTGACAGTTGAAGCTCAGTCATTAAACGGTGCATGGAAAATCACCACAGGCGCTGGCGTTAGCGCAGTAGTAGTCGGCAACTTCTCATAAGGCTTTCTATGTCTGAATTAAGAGGCGAGGTAGCGCATAGCTACGAAGATTGGTACAACCGCATTATGTCCTATGAGCGTAGTT